GGCCAACGCCATCGTGCTGAGAGATTCCGTGATCGTGGTGGTGTCAACGGTGACTTCCGGGCTGGTCAATAAGCCGGGGAAGGAGGTGGTGTTCCCTTGCAAACCAAGGAACCCCAGTTTTTGGAGGCCGAGGTCAGAGACCTTTTTCAGCCCTTCCATCCGGGCACGAATCAAATCCCAGTTGTTGGACGCCAACGCTTGTTTGATTTCAGGGATGGAGTAGGTGTAATCGAAACGCCACTTAGCCAACGCGGTCGTCTTGGGAGACAACGCCACGTCAACCGTCGGAGCCTGAGAACGGGGGGACGACAGGCTGATAATGCCGCGCTCGAACGGGCCGGACAAGATCATTTCCTGATTCGTCTTGATGTCTTCAAGCCACGCGCCAGTTCCCATTTTCACAGGGAAGAAGTCGGCGATAGGCACTTCGTAATACGCCTGTTTCACCACTTCCGCGCGAATCGCGGAGGTTGTTCGCAACGCATAGTCTAAGCCGAGGCTCGACGTTAAAACGTCACCGTTGGAGTTGGTGATTTGGCGATCTTTAAAGCTCAAACTTTCAAAGTCAACGCTCATTGGTTTCTCCTTTTTCCGTCTCAGGTTACGACGCCGCGCCCATAGGGGCGGTCAGCATCACCAAACAAAGTCCAGTCGCGGCGGCATAAGTCAGCGCAATGCCGACCTGCTTACCGGAGGACGTTGCTTGAACTTTCGCGCCGGTCGTCATTTCGACGGACGCGCCGGGCGTGACTTCCGCGTTAGCGGTCAGCCACATGCACGGGCCGAAAACGCCGATGGCTTCAACGAAAGAGCCAGCCACCGGGGACGCGGTGTTGATGGACAGAGGCAAAAAGCCAATGCCCACATCACTCGCGGCGGCAAGCAAGAAATAAGGGATCGGCCCTTTGTTCGTCGAATCCAGTTTCAGTTTCGCGCCAGCAACGGGAGTTCCGGTTTCGTCGGGAGAAATGCGACCCGGGAGACGGCCACCTTGCGCGGTTTGGTTATCAATCTGCCCATGGACGGGCGAAAGGCCTTCTTGGTTAACGTTCATCGTGAATCCTCCTTAGAATTATTTCTTCGTCGATCCAAAAGCCGCTTTTCCGCGCAACGCGGCTTCGCGACCACCTTCAATTTTCGGCTGATGCACACCGCCACGCATTTCGGCGGCTTGTTTCAATCCTTGGTGAACGGCAGGAGCGGAATTTTCTGCCTTCTCTATAGGCTCTTCCTTCTCTTCCGGCTTTTCCTCGGCGGGCTTTTCGGCGTTGTCGGCTTTTTTCTCTTCCGGTTTTTCTTCCGGCTTTTTCTCTTCTTCTTTGGCCGATGCCGCGTTTTTGGCGCGGTAGGAATCGCACATGTTTTTCAGAGTCGTTTTCTTTCCGTCGATCTCGAATTCCGTTTCATCGGTCAGAGCGTTTTTCGCGCCCACCTCGGCGGACTTGGCTTTTTCAGCCTCTTCCGCTTTGAACACGTCGATCAACTCTTTCAAGGAGACCTGCTTGCCATCGACGTCAACCGTCTGCGCCGAAAGATCACCCTCGAAGGAGTTCTTCACTTCCTTCCCGTCTTTTCCTTTGAAGATTTCCAACAGGTTCATTAGACTGCCTCCTTGATTGTCGGTGGAGTTGTAAACCACGCGGTCAATTCGTCCGACGCCCTCATAACGAGGGTTTTGAACGATGGCCAAGTGGGTGTATTTTCCGTCGATGATTTCAATATCGAATGGGATTTTGTTATGTTCTCCACCTGCATTTGCTTCTAAAATGTCGTATGCACATGAGACGCCGAACGTTTCGGAATCACAATGCTCTTTCGTCTCAGGCGTCCAGACCAAAAATTCACACCAATACCAGCCGTCCGCTTCGTTGAACCACGCTTTGCTTACGACTCCGTCTGCGTTTTCGCGGAACCAGTTCTCGGGGAGAGGCGACGGGATCGGCTTGTGCGTTACGTCCACAACGGGCGAACCGATAAAAGAACCAAGCATCTTGTCCAACGTCGGCTTTTGAATCAGGCCCATCTTCCACGCTTCTTTTTCTGGGTAGTTCACAAGGCCGGGCAAAATGAAACGGCTCTTAAAAGCCTTCGGGGTGGCGTCTGCGGGGGCAGAATTCTTCACATGCCGTGCGCGCCAAATCGAATACGCAACGGCGGCGCGTTGGTTGTCTGCGGGGAAATCCAGCACCGCCGACTTGTCCGACATGAAGCGGGCAATGAAACCCTTCTCTGTGTCGTTTGCGAAAAACTCCATGTGTCCGCCTCCTTTCTGAAATCGCGCCCAAAATAAAAAAAGCCGAGGCCCACTCTTTCGAGTGAACCCCGGCTCTATCCGGGCGAGTCTTGGTGGCTATAGAGAGCCTAAAAGGGGAGCTACCCCTACCCGAAATCCTAAATGGTCAATCTAAAATCGGTCGATCAATACAACGACACCTTGGAAACTGTCCGGGATTCCCGCGCGTTCCAGACGCTTGGTCGATCACCGGAGGATCGCTGTAATAAAAAATCTTTCCGTCCCAATTCTGGTGTTCGTCCCTTACCCTACCGTCACCCGCCGTCTGCCATCGGTAACGCTTAACGCCGGACTCTCCAAACGCTTTCTCTCGAAACACGGACATGAACGTTGACGTTTCCGTCTGCGCTATCAACTCGGCCCTCGATTTCGTGACGCCGTATCGCGTCTGAATCGAATCGATCAACGTCGTGAACCGTGCGCCGCTTGTTGCGTTTTTGTCGACGGCAACTCTTAAAGACCTGATCGAATCAGCCGTGAACTTTTTCACGACGGGCGAAAGACGGTCTGCGTAATCCCTCTTTAACGCCTCAATACTATCGTGCGACAACACATTTCTAATTGCAAGTTGCTCGGCGACGTCGCGATAATCGCGTGTCATCCATTCAATCGAAGAGTCCACGTCTATCGGGTCTTCGGCTATCAGAGCGTCAAGGCTCGTCGTTAAATCGTCGAGGTGCTCTTTGATCTTTTGGTGCGCCTGCGCTGAAAGCATTTTGAACGACGCCGACGCGGAGAACACAAACGGCGGGCAATCTGCCGGATTCAGCACATACGCGGCTCGCCGCTTATCGAATTTCGCGCCAACCCATCGAAGCGCACTTGAAATCTTGGACGAAAAAGAACCAGTGAAAACGCCGTCAGAATATTCGATTTTTCCCGTAAACAGAGCGTCTAACAAAACCTCTTCCGGCCCAGTGGCGTTCAACACTTGCTTTTGAGTCACCGTCTGAGGCGTCGACGTGTCCGCGATCATCACCGCCGGAACAAAGACCGTCCGACGGATAAAGCGGGTTATCTGTTTCAAGATCGACGCTTCGGCGGCGTTCCATTTCATTGCTTGTCATCGAAGCCGGGGAGCATGGGGGACTCTTCGTCGGACTCTTCCATCAAGCCCTTCGACGCCGCCGTGTCGCTTGAAATAAGCCCGTCCGTTTGGAGAGCGTCCGCCGCCTCTTTGGTCGTCAATAGACCGGACTGCTTCAGAGAGACGACGCGGGTCTGCTTTGACGTTTTAACGCGCTCTTCCTCTTCGCTCCCCATCACACGGAGCGGCTTAAACGTGAACGAAATGTCGTATTCTTCGCCGAACAGTTCGACGCAAAGGAGACGCAGAACCTTACGGATGATCGGCTTCGCTTTTTCCCGAACTTCGCTTTCCACTATCGCGTTATAATTTTCGATGTCGTCTTCACCGGAAGAGAACCCGGCGGCGGAAATGCCAAAGAGTTTCGTCATGGGGATGCGCGTCGCCGACGCAATCCCGACCATGTTTTGCTTCATCACCTCGGCAAGCCCTGCGAACGTCACCTGCTTCGTGTCGTATTCGTCTCCCTTGTCCAAAGCCAAGACGTTGTTGAAATTCTTCATTCTAATCATCGCTTCGATCCTCTGGCGCATGAGAGATTCCCCGCCGGATGAAGCGGTCGCGGCGGCAAGCCCTTGGAGCTTCACAACGTCCGTTTTTGCCTCTTCGAGAAGTTCGTAGGTGACGTTTCGCGTCCGCGTGTAGAGATTAAAATCTTCGAGCATCCGCTCGATTTCAGACATGCCCCAACCTTGAAGCTGAAATTTAATGATGTCGGGGGCGGTCTTCCCTGTGATGGTCAGCACGCGCGACTTGTCGACGGAGTTTGACCAAAACATATACGTCTGCATGTTCTTCGGCGCGCCCATGTCGGCCACTGAAAAAGCGGGATTGATTTTCTCTTGCGGGATTTGAAGCTCCCAGCGGTTGGCGGCGTAAAGCTCAAACTTGCGGAGCGTTCTTTGATTGAGAGGTTTTTCAGGGGAAGAGTCGCTATTCACGATCAACGCGCCGCCGCCGAACAGCCGCGCCCAGATCATCGCCTCGGCCACGACGTTCAAAAGGCCGCGCTCTTCGATTTCGTCGCTCATCCGTTTTAGTTCGTCGGCGGAAAGCTCCCCACTCTTTAAATCGATCCCGCCACGGAACGCATCGTTGACGGGCATATCAATCGCGGACTGAATGATCCCGTGCGTTTTATACATGAACGAAAGGAGAGGCCGAAGGAGGGTGACGGGATAATAAACAGCGTTCTCCACCATGGGGTTGATCGACGTGAGATTGCTTTGAGACATGGCGGGGTTTACGATGGAAGAAACAAGATTGCTGAAAGAGTTATCGACGGAAAAAGAACGATCACCCGCCGCTTTTAAGCGGGAGATTTCGCTTTTCAGGCGTCCGTTGGAAATCCTCAAGCCTCGTTCGGCGGTGGTCATGGTCATGTAGATATTTTCACACTCCGAATTTCTAACGTCAAATGTGATCCCAAATATTCACAGTGGCGTCCAGCGTGAGAAACACGGCGTCGCGCAAATCGTCATGAGGAGGATAGTTGTTGGTCAGCTGCTCAATCAGCCGATTCTTTAACTCCACGGGGATGTTCTTGTTGATGTGGACGCGCCCGTTTTGGAAGTGAACGGATTTGTTTTCGAGGTTCGTAATTTTGTCGAGGACGCGCGTGATCCGGTTGACAGGGACAAGGACGCGCCGCGCCACTTCGTCGGCGTAATCGTTGAATCCGGCGATTCCTTCAACGTTGATTGTCGGCTGTCCGGCGTCGGGGCGCACCAACGAAACAACCTCTTTGAGCGTATCAATACGCCCCTGCATCGACGCCTTCTCTTCGCGCAACGCTTCGATCCAGAAATCTTGACCACCGTCGGGCGTCGTCGTTGCGATCACCAGAGCGGTGGCCGTGAAGTCGTTCTCGGTCTTTTTTCCGATAGATGGATCATTCCCAATCTTCACGCCGGAAACGAAATTGACTCCGTTTCGGATTCCTCGGTAAAACTCCACAGGGTCGTATTCCCATGAAGACAGCCACGCCAACTTGATGATCGACGACGCATCATCTCTCCGGATGTTTTGGTATTCCCGCTCCCAAATCACCAGCGGCATGTTCCTCATGTCCTTCATCACTTGGTCAAACGTTTTTTGCTCAGGCCACAAAAGTTCTTTGCGGTCGAAGTCGATGACTGTCTTGAACGACTTGGACACCACGTCGGGCTTGCCTTTCAGCTCTTCCAGCAGGTCGACCTTGTTGATGGCCGTCCCCTGCACGTGCATCGACTTGCGGCCATGCTGAATAAGGGCCGGATAGAGAGATCCCCAAAACCATGCGTTTTTTGTCTTCGTCGATTCGGAACGGTTTATGTCCTCTTCGTCGTAAAGATCATCGACGATGATGTAGTCCGGCCGGACGTTGTTGTAGTTGACCCCACGCACAGACTGCCCCGCGCCGATGCACGAAAACACAACGCCGGACTTTAGGACGAATTGCCCATCCGTCCACCGCTCCCCACTCACGTCGCCGTATGCGCGCCGGAGGAGGTCGTTTGTTTCGAGTTCGTTTTTTATGGATCGATTAACCGGGAGGGCTTTTTCTTCGGTCGCTTGGACATTCAGGTAATGCCGGAACGTCTCCGGCTCTTCGAGGGCTTGGAAAATAGGGATCAAGAAACACTTAATCGTCGTCTTTGCTGATCCGCGCGGGGCTTCGGTGCTGGTAAATTCAAGATTTCGGATCGACACGAAATAGCCATGGAGTGCTTGGCAAAACGGAACGCTGAATTTATGGGGGAACATGCACCAACCCCACGTGAGGATGTCTTTCTCTTTCGCCGCGCGCCGCGCCAGTTCAAGGCGGGCTTGAATCGAAACCTCAGCCCTTTGCTCAGGCGTCAACGTCTTCCGGTCATTTGCCATCGGACTGTAAAGCGGCGCGTTTAAGCTCTTCGGGCGTCCATTCCTTTAAGTCGAGGTGGTTTTTTACTTCGATAGGGAGTCCGTCTGCTCCGGTATGCTCTACCCGGTTCACGTGACGCCACTTATCTTTTTGCCGATTGCACAGCCAAAACATCGCGGCCACGGTGTCGGGCGCGTAACGCTTTATCGTAGGGACAACCGTCACGTGTCCTTCTTGGCAAAAAATCTTGTCCTCTTTGTGTGAGTATCCACAGGCGGATTCGTATAACGAGACCTCGACCTTTTCATCCGCAAGGACACGCCCTTCCTTTACTGCGTTACAAATCTCCGGGTTCGCTTTACGCCACCGATGAATCGTTACCCTATCAACAGCGTAAAACGTGGCGATTTCTTCGTCAGAAAAGCCTTTTGCAACAAGTTGTTTTAGCTGGCGCGGATTGACGATCCCCATCTTGGAGTGTCGTCCCCTTTTCTTTTTTTGCTTCGGTTCTTCGGCCATGGTCAATTCCCCGAAAACACGTTGCCAGCCATCACGCACCAAGAACAGAAAGGGAAGCGGGTGGACAGACGGAACAGGTGATCTTGGCGAGACTGCGTGACAAGCCAAGTCTTTTTGACGGCCACCAAGAAGCGCGTCACTTCGCCGCCTCATGCGCGTGAACGGGGCAGCGATATTCTTTCCCCACCCGGCGCAACTGGTCGGTTCGGACGCACTTTGAACACCGGGCGATCCTCTTGGCGTCTAGCCATTTTTCGATATGATTGGATGCGATGCTTGCCCCTACCGCGCGGACAAGAGCGGGGACGTTGGATTTTTCATCACCCAACAGCTTTTGAAAAAGCTCTTGATCCCGGCGCAAGGATGTGGTTTTTTTGCGTTCCGCGCGCGCCTTCAAAAATGACTTAATCCACTCTTTCACTTTCAACAATGAACCCTCCTTCGCATCGGCAATGCTTGCTACACCTACCGCAAAAAAAACAAACCCCCTGAATCTCTTTCCGCGAGCGGCATCCACAATGGAAAACAGGGCCAGCGGAAATACTCTTCACGGTTACGACAGCCTCGCAACACGCGCACTTCAACGGGGCAACTGTTTTTTTACCCGGACGATCAAAACGTCTGATTCCTTTTTTGATCGTTCTTCCCATATCAGACCGGAGTCCCGGTCTTCGGCTTACCCATTAGGGGCATAGCAGCCGTTAAAAACGAAAGCCATCCTGCGTCTTTCGACGGAGAATGGCCTCGGCGATTGTCTGGATCGCTAAAATTTGTTGACTGATAAAAAAAATGTCCGGCGTCACCCATGGAATAATCCCCCCATTAGGCGATCCAGACATTGATATTTTACGTGGTTATTGTTTTAGATCAAAGATATTAAATGCTAACCTTGGTTAGCTTTGGTTAATGTTCCATGTGGAACGTTTTTGAGGATTTGAGAAACACGGGCGCGCGAAACGCCGACGTTTGGGAAATCCTTCTGGATGATTTTCTCGATCTGTTTGTGCGAAAGTTGCTCTTCCAGCCATAGGCGTCGTATCTCGGCGTTCCGGCTTTTCAGGTATCTTCGCTCACCCACGGCTCACCCCTTTCCCATCGACGACATAATGTTTCCAATTCTCTTCAAAATTTCTAGCCGCGCATGCAAACCCATGATCTTTCGCGTAGGATTTCGCCCTATTAAGCTGGCCTTGCAGCTTCTTCCCTCTGCGGAGGAGCCTACTCGCCAACCTTTCCAAAGCTTTCAAAACGTCTCGCTGTTTAGAAACATCAGATGTTTTTCTCATTTCCTCTTCCCCCTCTTCGCGGTCTTTCTAGCGACTGCTCCTGGAAGTTTTGAAATCTCCATACCACCGAGGCGTTCCCACTGTGGGGCGTTACACCAACAACTCATCTCTTTGTAGAAATACAAATCGCCTTTCTTAAATCTCCCCCTCCTCACAAGCCTGTATCCTTTGGGCGGGGTCATGGCTTTCTCCAGCTTCCACAAGAATCGCGGACAAATCTATTTCGTGCATATTCAATGGAAACCGCTGCATAATTCTTTCCTGATTCCACAGCGCAACTCGTGATCATAAAAACGATGAGTGATACCGTGGCGCACAGAATAATAATCTGGCTTATCTTCATTTCTTTTCCTTCCTCTCAATGAATGCGTCGATATTAAACACCTCGATCTCTTCTAAAATGGCGCTCGCAACTTTTGAATTTTTCCACTCACCGATCATTTCGACACACCGACGTTTAAACGCCTCCAACTCCCTCCGAACCTCGGCGCGGTGGGCGGCGTTGATTTCTTTGGCTTTTATTTCCGCTTCGCGCTCGTAACATGGGACACCGTAAAATTCTCCAACGCGAAGACGCCAAGCAAGTGTTTCCATATCGCTGTATTTTTCAACCCTCGCAAACGGCTTGTTCATAAACCCTCCTTGTCGTAGTCGGCCTTCGACTGCTCTGCCAACTCCACATATTTCTGATTCGATCCCACCGGATGCTCGGCGGCGTATCCCTTCGCCATTGGAAGGATCAGAGCCAACGTGTCCGCCAACCTATCGCACAGGGCCGCCTTGAGGAATGGAGCATTTATTTTTAATGCCGACAATAATCATCACTCCCTCCCTTCGCGGATGGCGCATCCGCATTCGACGCAGTTAATTACATTCCCTCTAATGTGGGCGTCACCATCGCAACGTTCCGCAATCCTCGCGCACCGCTCCCTCTCCGCAAGAACAGCCTCCGCCTTCTCCTTTTCGAGGGCGGCGATCTCTTTTTCATAAGCCGAACATTGCGGGCAATAGCTCATCGCACGGCCTCGTATTTCGTGACGCGGAATATCCCGAAAAGTTTCCTCATTAAATCTTTGCGGCGCTTTTCTGCTTCCGTTTTTTGTAGGTGATGTTTCAACTCAAACTGCGTCCACAGTTTTCTTTTCGTTTGGAACTCCACAACCCACACGCGGTTTTTCTTTTTCATTTAGCGGCATCCAAAAGGTCGGGGTTTTCGTGGATGTTTCCAACTATTCCCCCCTCTTGCGCGTAAGCCTTTGTTATTTGATCCTTCCCCCACATAAATCTGAATCCGTGGAATCCTTCAACGTAGACAAGGAATGTCATGCCCAGACATCGAAGGATGTCCCCCTCATAAATCTCAACGCCGTTTTTGTCGTAGAGACCGGTGAACTGTTCAACGACGCACCGTTCCGTCCATTCATCTCCCATCCCTCTGGGGATCGCAGACAAAATATCGTCTCGATCCGTTCCCCAGTGAAGATATTTCTTCTCATCTTTATCCCACGCCCTAAACTTTATTTCGCGCATTTTATTCCTCCGCACTTCAGGCATATGATTTCCGTTTTCGCTGTCTGAATCCCGAGCCGATCCACGACACCTTTTTCACGCCAGAGCATCGGCTCGCTTGTGACGTGAACCCCGCACCGTGCGCATTTCGCGTTGATGTTCGTCACGACGTTGAATCCAGCGGGTGCTATGAGGTCGGGTTTCTTTTTCATCGAACGCACTCAACCATTTTGATCCGCTCCCCGATCCATCGCGCGCACGGAACGGCCCATGAGTTTCCGATGGCTTTGTAGCGCGGCCCATCGCATGCGGGTTTTCCTCGATAAGGAACCAGCGTGTAATCGTCGGGAAATCCCTGAAGTCTTTCGCACTCGCGCGGGGTGAGGCGACGCACCGCCATCCCCGTCTGAACCTTCGGAGTATTCCGTCCAGTGGCGTTGGCGTTGGTTCCCATGGCGGCCGTAACGTCTCCGGTCAAAAGGTCGCCCTCTTGGTTTTGAGTGAAGGCGATTACGTTCGATGGACGGCTTGGTCTGTTCTCACCTTCCGCGCGAAGAGTTCCCGATACATCGCCCTCTTTCCAGAATCCTTGTCCGGTTTCGTGCATTGCAAAAATAGAAACAATCGGCGTACCTCTCCCCGTTCCGTCCTCCGATGCGTCGAAGCCGTCGCCGCGTAGGCTATGAGCGATCACGAAGTCTTCCATCGTTGGGTCGCATCGCCCGGGGCCGCCACGGCTTGTAAGGCATTTCCCAACATTTTCGGAAGGGGACGCCCCCGTTTTTCGGCTCGGCGGAGAATTCCCCGACAGGCTTTCGCGCTCAAAAAGAACCGCCGCGGCACGTCGCCAGTCTCCAAGATATCCGACAACGAACACGCGACGGCGCCGCTGTGGAACTCCGAAGTGCTGAGCGTCAAGGACTCGGTAGGCCCACCCATACCCGAGTTGCCCCAACCCTCCGAGGAAGGAACCAAAATCCCGTCCTCCGCCAGACGACAAGACGCCGGGGACGTTCTCCCACACCACCCACTTGGGCCGAAAGCGGTCAGCAATTCCAAGAAAGACGAGGGCCAGGCTTCCACGCGGGTCAGCCATTCCTTTTCGGAGGCCGGCGACGCTGAATGACTGGCAGGGTGTTCCGCCGCAAAGAAGGTCAACTGATCCAAGTTTCCACTCCCTGAATTTCGTCATGTCGCCAAGGTTCGGAACAGACGGATAATGATGTTTCAACACCGAGCAGGCGAACGGGTCAATCTCCGAAAACGCCGATGCCTCCCAACCCAGAGGATTCCACGAAACAGAAGCCGCCTCGATACCGGAGCAGACAGAAAGAAATTTCACGCTTTAGCCCTCGCATCTTCCCCGCCGACAGCGACGACGTGGCACATTCCTTTGATCCGCGAAGCGATCCGAGCGTCCAACTTTTCCGAAAGGACTTCGATGCTAAAATTCGACGTTCCGTAGGTCGGAAGCTCGTTTTGCTCGCGCTTATTAAAAAGGAGATACGCCGCCTGTAAAACGAAGTCCGTCGTTTTCTCCACCCCCACATCATCGATGATCAGGATGGGAACTCTGGACAGCGCGTTAATGCGCGTAGACGGCCCGCCGCGCCCTTCTCCCCATGATTCTTGAAGCTCCATACATAAATCCGGGAACGACACGAAAGACCACACCTTTTCGCCCTTCCCGTAACGTTCCATCCAGTCGCGCGCCAAGAGGCACAGCGTCGAAGATTTTTTACGGCCCTCGTTTCCGGTCAAAAATAACCCCTTGAAGTCCCGGAACATCAACCGCGATTCTGGCGGCATATATGGCTTCACGAAATCAGGCGTTTTCCACTCCGATTCGGCGCGCCGGAACTTCTTCGGGATGCCGCACTTCCGCATCTCTTCCAGCACGTCAAACTTCACGGCGTTTTCGTCAGAGGACGACGAGGCTTTGACTTCCAGCCTTTGAAGCGTTTGAGTCATCATCTCTGAAACTGTTTCCGGGCTTTCTGGCGCCATTAAATCCACCTCCTTTTTTCTCGAATATACCAGCGTAATTGCTGGCCATGGAGTGTTCGATCGATTCCTTCCGTTTCTCGGGAGGGATTATTTCGATGGCACGCCACAAAGCCTCAAGGCCGGTCGGCCTATATTTCTGCCCTCGTTCGTGTTTATACTTAAGCCACGTTCGGATTTCCGTCTCGCTTTGCCTCAGAGACTCAGGAATTTCAATCTCTTCGATTGAGACGCGCCTCGCGCGTTGTTTTTCTTTTGTTGGTGTGGTGTGGTGTGGGTTTGTTGGGGCATTGCTTGAGTTTGATTTATGCAATGCTTGTAGCATGCTTGTAGCATGCGATCCCCAACGCGCCTCAGCCGCTTTTTTACCACGAACATGAAACGACACTAAATGACCGTTCGTTTTATGCCAGTCGTGGACTTGCCACACGTCATCGATTTTTTCCAACAGCCCTACTTTTTCCATTGCGGCAATCGCAACACCTGATTGCCCCCACCAGCCGGCCAACGATTCGATCTCTTGCGCGGAGTAGCCAGCCAGCCTGCCGCTCTCAGGATGGTGAACACCGCAGTGACACCAAACCCTGATAGGCAACACCTCTGCTCCCCTACCCAACAAGCCAACCAATCGAACAACCTTTATGTGTGAGAAATAGTTCAAATCAAGATTCAGCGCTGGCATTACTTACGCCCCCCGCACTTACAGCACGACAAACACCGATTACAAAGCGGGCAATCTTCAAACACGGCCCGCGTCTTGAAGCATGGGCACGAAACGATGGCCCCGGTCTTGCCATACTGGATCGGCTTCTTACAGCACCCACAGAGTGGCGCAGGATGCGTTTGGTGACGTTTTTTGTAGGCCACAAGGCCATCGCGCCGGATTTTATTCAGCCGCGCCCGTTCTTCTTTTTTGATTGAAAGACGTTTCGTCACGCTTTGGCCCCCTGGATCCATTTTTCAATCGCCGTCCGCGCTTCGTCCCACCCGAACGCCACAACACACCCATATCCATGAGTCTCCAAAATCGAAATCATTTCCTTTTGCGGTTGGGAGAGTTTCCCTTTGGGATGCTTCAATTCGATGAAAAGGCCACCGCGCAACGGCTTCGGGATGGCAAGGAAATAATCTGGAACGCCCGCGCGGACGCCCTCTTCTTTCATCTTTTTCGCCACGCTGATATGCCGATGCCCACCGTTCGGGATCGCCCACAAAAGACGCTCATCGAATTTGTGTAGACTCGAAAACAACGCCCACCATCGGATCAACGCAACCGCGTGAAGATGTTCTAAGTCCCGCATGATTCCCTTTCGCTTCAAATTGGTGGAGAGAGGAGGATTTGAACCTCCGGGGGGCTAGGCCCGCCAGATTTACAGTCTGGTGCAGTCAACCGCTTTGCTATCTCTCCGAAATTGGTGGAGCCGATGCGACGGTGCCCCAGTCCGTTCAAGTTCACACGCATCTTGTGGATTTCGAGCGCAATCTACTGGCTTCTTGACCGCCTCCCATCACTCGGCAACGGGTCGCGTTTATCGCTCCGCGCATGGCGGACGCAAAATCTATGCAAAAGCCAACTGCCCGCTCTTCTCTTCGACGACAACCGGGCAATCCTGCAACTCCCACCCGTTTTCTTTCCACGTTTTCCCGTAGAAATGGACGATCTTTTTCCCGCGCGCCGCCCAGTAGGATTTCATCCACTC